AGGTTTTTGCGGGGTCTGCCTAGCCTGGAGTTCATCAGGGCCTCAGCCTTGAACAGTTCATCTGAGTCTATGTATCGGCTGGTATAGCTTAGAGCCCCCCAGTGAATCCAGTTGTAAATTGTGCGGCGTGATTTGTTGATCACCTGAGCGGCTTCATCAACCGTAAGTGCTTTGGTCATTTAGTTCCTTTCGTGTTGGTGAAAAAGGTAGCTTGGCGAGGGTGAAAAAGGTAGTGCTTACAATCGTTTAGCCCTCTAAACAATCGCAAGGGGTTTGATAACACTTGTAACCAATCGGTTACTATGGCGTTTGTGTCGTAAAAGTTACATTCCACTATTGTGGAGTCTTGTGCATTTTTGTGGATGCTGGCTTTTATGTTTTTGTGGATTGTCAGGAAACTACCGCTTTCGGTATAGTTCTGACATAAGTGCCAATTAGGTGCGAAGTATGCACTAGCTTCCCTGCCAATCTCTGACCGTGTTTTCTTAGTCATAATCTCTGACCGTGTTTTCGTAGTCATCTTGTACATCTTGTACAGGTTAAACTGTTCGGGATTTCCGAACGCTTGCTTAGTCATCTTTTGCCTCTCTTATTAGCGTCATTAGCTCCACTTCGCTAATTTTGTGAGTTCTGTTTGATGCTCCGTCAAATAGCCGAAAGTGATTAAAAATCCCTTTGTAGATTTGGTTACGCTCTGCAATTACCGCTCTAGCTATCTTGGTTTCTATGACCGCAATTAGTGCGTGTGGTGCATTCAGTAAATCGTTCGCCCAGTGATTATCTAAGAACTCTTGCTCTGCTTGTAGCTCGTCAGGGTCAAGTGACCCTAGGTAATCGTTTGACTCACTCATCTTGACCCTCCCTAATTGTTGCTTCTAGCTCTTGGGCCGTATAAGGGTACTCAAGGGCCTCGATTATGGTGCGCTTAGCCTCTTTAGCCTGAAACACTTTGATGATCCGCTCACGCTCTAGCTCAATTCCAGCTTCATAGCCCAGTGTCCAATAAAGCTTGTTGCTGTCGTTGCTTTCATCAATCAACTTTTGCCTCTCTAATTGTTATAATTAGCTCTGCCATGCCGTAGCAAACTGAGTGGTCGCATACGCCCGAATTGTGAAAGTCAAAACAAATGCGGGCCTCAGCCATTTTGCTTATGCGCTCACGCTCTGCCTCAATGCCAGCCTCACGGCCTTTAGTCCATAGGATTTTGCCGCTCATGTCTTTCATGTCAATCATTTTTGTCCTTTGAATAGAATCCTTGGCCCTTGAAGTGGGCATCAGAGAATGAATAGTCCCTGGTCATTGGTGTCATGCAATTTAGGCAACCTGGGAACTTTACCTGGTCCATGGGGCTATTGATTGTGATGGTTATGGGGCATGTTTTACACCCAAATAGGTAGTTGGGCATCAGATACCTCCAAAATCAAAAGCCTCTTGGCTTAGTCGGTTTGCTATCAGCTCGCAATACTTTTCCTCCATTTCAACCCCTATTGAGTGGCGGCCCAAGTTTCTGGCAGCCATCAGGGTTGCGCCTGACCCTGCGAACGGGGCTGCAATTACACCCAATGTCTTTTGGATCAGGGTTTCCATCAGCCCCACAGGCTTAGGGGTTGGATGGTCTGGTCTGTTAGCAACTGGTGGCTTGTTTGCCTTTATGACGCTACTGCCACGCTGACCAACGAAGCCATGTCCAAAAACATAAACTTCCTCATGTGAATTACCCCAAGGCATTGTGAGGTCACCCATTCCTGGGTCATCACCTTTTGACCAAATCAAAAGGTTCTTAATGTTGGCGGGCCTTTCTACTCGCCAAGTGCCGAAAACTAGCGCTGGGCCTGCTCCCCAAAGTGCTAACGCCTTGTCTCTTATTTCAACGTTTTTATCGTTGGCCACCATTTGAAAGTCCCTGCCTTTTACCCTGTTGCTTTTGTAGGCCATCCCATAGGGCGGGTCAGTAACCAGCACATCAGCCTCAAGCCACTCAGTTATTTCTAGGCAATCGCCGTGGTAAAGGGTCACTAGGTCATTTTGGAAGTATGGGGTTGTCATTTTTTTAGGCTCTCAAGTAGGTATTGCATGTAATCAGTGGTCAGGCTTGGGTTCTCAATTATCCTGTCCAAAAGTAGGTCAATTACTCTTTGTTCGCCTTGCTTGCGGTAGTTTTCCCTAACCCTGTCAGCGTGTGATGTCGCTTGCAATTCATTCATCAGGCCCTCTCTCTTTCAGCCAGGTTGGCGTAAAATGCCATCTTTTCTGGCGGGATCACAAACCCGCAACTGTGGCACTTGACCTGGAGGTCATCACCAAACTCAGATGGGGGGCTGTAGACGGTTTTTAGGTTACAGCTTGGGCACGGGAGCAATGTGGTTCTTGATTTTTCCTCCAGCGGGTAGCGGTAGAGCGCTTGATCAAGTGTTTTCACTAGGGGTATTAGATAAATGATTTCTTTGCGGTTGACTAGGTTGTCAATGTCCTGGTGAAGCGCTTGGCAGATCTCTCTGGCCTTTCCATAAACCTGGATGTGATTCCACTTCACTGGAATGTAACCACCTGTGAGGGCTTGCCACATGTCCTCAGCTAGTTGCCAGGCATCAAGGTTGAAAGGGGCTGGTGGATCTTTTTTCAGCGGCTTGGGTGTATCCAGTTCCATGGGCGAGCGCATCACATAGATTTCCCTCAGATGCTGTAACGCATTTGGGGCCCCCTGGAGGGCACTTCTAAGGCCGTCATAACACATTGCACACAGCAAGCCATAATTGGCCTCCATGGGGCTTTTGTGGCTTATGACACAGGCCCTAGTCATTGCTGAGCCTCTCAAGTTCATCACTTATGTAAAAACGGGCCTTTTGTAGGTCCTGGATTCTGTCATCCTTTAGGCCAGCTCTCCACAGATACTTCATGGCGTTGCCAATGTTGAAATTCATGTGCCTAGTCACCTGGATGGCCTCAATGCCACTGGGGTGGCTGGTGTAGTGCGCTGGGTGATTCACTGGGTCATTCACTTCTGCTCTCCAAACATTTCTCTTTGCGCCACAGCCGCCTTGAACCAAGCTGTCTTGTCTATCGTGCAGTTTGGGCAGGTGACATGATAGTTGAATCGTGGTGGCGTGTCCCAACCAGTGTTGAACAGTTCCTCTGCATCTTGTCCAGCTGTCTTGGTTCCACAGCCCTCACATGTATAAATAGTGTTCAATTTTTCACCATTTCATAAAGTAGGCCCAGCTTCACCTGAACAGCGGCGTGTTCCCGTGTCTTGGTGGTGCCGTTGGCCTGGGCAATGTTCACGGTGGTCTGGAGTTCGCTCAAGATTATCCTGAGCACTCTGTCACGCTCAGAGTTCTTGCCACGCTCTAAGCCCTCCACATAATGCTGGGCGGCCACATCTGCTGGGACTGACTTACTTGATTGCATCTTTTACAACCTCCAAACAGCGGTCATAGCCAAGGGCTTGAGTCTTGGTCATTCCCAGCTCACGCTCTCTGTCTTTTTTGTATTCCATCATTACCCTCAGCTGTGAGGCTTGGATGCTTTTGCCATGCCTGTAGCCTGAGTTGAAAGCTTCATCCAACTCAGTGGTGAACAGGCGGTCTGCGATTTTATACCTGAGCTCTGTGAACATGGTTACCTCTCTTAGAACGCAATGTGCGTGTTGTAAAAGGACATGGCAAAAGGCCATGCCCAAGCTAGTAGGTGACGGTGTGACTCTGTGAGGACCAGCACTAGGCCGATTAGACCTAGTGTGATCAGTGACAGGAACTGTCTGGTGTCTTTGGTCATTACAGGACTAACCCTTTAGCTGAACAATGGCGTGGATAACAGCGTCAAAATCCTCCACTGAAATCATGTCAGGCAAACCCATTTGGTTGACTGCAAACGGTGCTATTTGCCTAGTAGGTATCTTGACCCAGTTCTTGCCAGCGCATGGCTTACAGTTGCAAATTGCGGTGTAGACATGATTCGCATTTCTGTCGGTGAACCACTCCAGATGTCCTTTTAGGCTGTAGGTGTTGCTTAGTGTTTGCTCTTTCATTTTGGGGCCCTTTCATGTGCCTTGGTGGTGCGCTTGATTAGACCCTAGCATGAATGGTGCATCATTGTGCAAGTTTTATTTAGTGGGCGTGTCGGATCTAGCCAAGGTGCCAAGGGATGTCAGCGGGTTCAATTCTGAAATGCACACCCATTTCACCTGGTTCCCCGTAAACCTTTTGGGCCTCCCATTGGACAATCAAAGCATCATCAGTCATCAGCTGGCCATACTTTTCTAGGCTTATGGAATCCCCTAATGAGCGCTGGAGCTTGTCGCAGTCTGGGGCTACGGATGGCCAGAGGCGCTTGACTGTCTTGGGCCTTGGCATGACAAATGTTGCTGTGACCTTTACGGGTTCAGTGAACATCTGGAAGTCTGGATGTTGCTCTAGGTAGATTTTTACGGCGGCGGCAATGCCCTCACGGAATGGGGCTAGTTTCTTGCTGGCCTCTATGAACCTGCCACCGCTGGCGTGGTTGCCGCCCACATAACGCTTAGAGCCCTGGGGGGCGGGTTCTATCCCACCAACCCAGAGCTCCATGCTTTGCTTGGTTGTTATTTTTTCCCCTGCCTCACAGCTAGGACTATCGAAGTCACAAAAAGCCACGCACACAAAAGGTATGCCCCGCCTTGGAGGAAAATGTTGCTTGCATCAGCGGCCAGTAAGCCAAGAAAAACGGCAAACACCAATGTATAAGCTAGAGCAGCCATGATCTAAAAGGGCATTTCCTCAGTAGCGACTGTTTCAATCTTTGGATTGTTGACATGAATTGCGGCATAACGAACTTGGCCGTTATCGCCCTCAAATTCCTCAACTCGCACTGACAGGTTTCCGCTGACATTGACGATAGCGCCAACCTTGATTCCAGCGGGTTGTTCCCAGATAGTGAATTTCTCTTTGCGGTCTGTTCCTTGTTTGTCCTGGAATGATGTGGTGACAAAGATTCCCTTGTCCGTGATCAATCGCTCAACCGTTCCATCTGTAATCTGTATTTTAGCCATTTCGGCCTCTCTTTATTATTCCGTGCCTAGACTTTGCGCCCAGGATTTTCGACCCTAGCACAACCACCGTTGAAAACTAGGTCCATTTCACCAGTTATGCCGTGGCGATTTTTTGCCACATCCATAATCATTCTAGTCTGCTCAAACTCGGCATCACTATCAGACCTCTCACGCCTAAGCAAAATCACCACATCAGCATCCTGCTCAATGGCTCCAGAGTCTCTAAGGTCAGATAGCGCTGGGGCTTTGTCTTGCCTTGATTCACTTTGCCTGTTCAGCTGAGCAAGTGCAATCACAGGAACCTCAAAGTCTCTAGCCAAAGCCTTGAGGCTCATTGAAAAATCACTGATTGATTCATACCTTTTGCGGCCTGGAATGGTGTCATGGATCAGCCCCAAGTAGTCAATCACAATGGCCCTGAGTCCACCGTTTTGCTGGAGGGTCCTAGCGTGTGCCCTAATGTCGTTGATGGTCTGTGTGCCCTTATCAACAATCGCCAAGTTGGACTCACCAAGTTCGTCCTTGGCTTTGTTCAGGGCTTTCCAATCAAAGTCAGACAGGTTGCCTTTTTCTAGGTTGCCTAGATAGACGCTGGAGGTCATTGCATACATCCTGGTCAGTAGCTCTGTCTTGGACATTTCTAGGCTGTGGAATGACACTGGGCCCTCTTTGCTGAGGTGATAGGCGGCTTGTAATCCAACCACGGTCTTACCCACACCAGGGCGGGCTCCGATCACATACATTGCGCCAGGGCGAAATCCACCAATGGCGGTGTTGAGTGCATCCCAAGGACTTTTCAGGTAGGTCCTAGGGGTGGCCAGAACCTCCAAGTGACCTAGGGCTAGGTGGCTGACATACTCAATTTTTCCAGTGGTCCTGCTTTCAGCAAGCTTTCCTAGATTGCGGCGGGCTTCATCAATCACCGCATCCAAATCCTCAGCTGGTGATCTGGCCACAATGCTATGACCTGTGTTTCTGAGCTCACGCCTGATGGATTCGTCACGCACAATCTGAGCATAAAAGCTGACATTGACAGCGGTAATGCTCTCATGTTGCCAAGCGTGGACATCCTCAGAATGGCTTGGAAGCTTAGCGGCAACGGTCAGGGCATCAATGGCCTGATGTTTATTTCTCATGTCGCACAGCGCTTGATAGACCCTGCCCAGCTTTAGGTCATTGAAGTCCTCTGGCACCAGATTGATTTCATCTAGGGCCTGTCCTTTCGATAGCAAAATGCTGCCAAGAATTGCGATTTCAGGATTCATTAGTTGCCACCTGTGAACTTATGCTTTTTGACTGGTGCCTCTTGCTTGCCCTTGGACCATTTCGCCTCTTGCCTAATCCAGTTTTTCCAGGTGAGGTCCCAGTTCTTTTTTGTGGCGGCTTTCGTGGTGCTGTTCCAGTGGTCCATAAATGCGTGGGTCTCTAACTTTAAATCAACCCAAGGAAAGTGCTCAGCCATGAGGTCCCAGGATTGCTTAGAGGGTTTGAAAGAATCAGAGATTCTGGTCCCATTTTCCTTGACTGGTTTGGGTGCTGTTTTGCCCCCTGTTTCTTTAAGGGTTCTACTAAGGGTTTGCGTGCCACTGGTTGTCACCCCCAATTTACCTGAGTTGTCACCCCCGTTTACCTGAGCTGTCACCCCCGTTGCACCATCTGTCACCCCTGTTACCCAATCTGTCACCCCTGGGAGGTTGACCCAATAGCGGTTGGTTTTGTATTGGGCAAAGCCCTCACCAGCTTGGCGCTCAATGATCAGCTCACCCAGATTTTCAAGCTCAGCTAGGTCACGCTTGATTGACCTCTGGGAGGCGTTGGCTTTTTTGGCTAGTGTTGCGATTGAAGGCCAGGCACCTAGCTCACCTTGCTGGTCTGCTATTGCTAACAGCACCAGCCTGGCTCTGCCCTCAGATTTGGAACTGGTCCAAACCTCATTCATTATTTTGATAGTCATTTGCGGCTCATTTCATGTCATTTCATGTTACAATTTAGATGTTACTTGTTGGCTTAGTCCCTCATTTGACCCTTTCATGTTACGGGAGACCCCTGGCTAATTGCTGGGGGTTTTCCTATTGTCCTGGTGAAGTCATCTAAAAGCAAATACCAGTTACCAGAAACATAATCATACACTGTAACCTCCAGCGGGTTTTGCCAGGTCCTCAGCTTCCAGCCATAGTGCTGAGCGGTCACTGCCGCCTCGCTGGAGGCTTCGATTAGGTGATTGAAGTAAGCGCAAAGGGTAATAATGTTTGAGGCGTTAGAGAGGCGCTTGGCCTTTGAGCCCCCAGCACCACGGTTTACTCTGTGCTGAGGGACCAAGGTGTCATCCTGGAGACCACAGTGGAGACAATGGCTGTCTCTTGCTAGGTATTTTCTGAACTCTTTTTCAGTCACAGTCATCAAAGTAGCTTTGGCAGACTTCACAGTTACCATCACAATCCACACAGTAGGTGGTCTCTTGCACTTGCTCCATTGCCATTCTGTGAAGTTCTGCGAATACTAGGCGCTCTTTCCTAGCCGCCCGCCTTGCTTGAACCCACTTAGAAAACATCATCCCCTCCACTCCATCTGAATCAATTTGCCAGCAGCCATAACCGCCATCTGGGACTCACTTAGGTGCCTAATCTTTGCCTTGATTCTGTTCAGTTCTACTTTGGCCAGATCAGCTTCAAATCTGACATCCATAGCCTTGAGTTTTGCCACCGCTTGGCGGTCTACAATCGTGCCCTGAGCACTTAGCAACTCAGTGGCCTCTACTCTGTCGGCGGAGCTTGCAAGTTCTAGATACTTGATTTCAGCCTCAGCAAGTAAGGCAATGCCCTGCTCACTCTGGTTGCGTATCTTCTCCAGTTCCCTGATTACCTCTTTCGGGGTCTCCATTGATAACCTCTCTCAATTTCATGCCTAATTTTTTTAGCTCTTTATACTCCGCCTCACCCTCATCCTGGTATCCCTGGAGGTAAAGCGATTGGACCAGCTCTCTCTTTTCATTGATTGCGGCCACCAGTATGTTCCTACTCAGTAAATGCATCCGCTAAAGCTGTCATTGCTGTCAGTGTTTCCTTGGGTGCCTTGGCCTGTCTGGCCTGATTGAAAACATCACGCAACACCTCAACTGTTTCAGCTTTGGTTGCCTCTGCTAACCAGTCACGGGTTTCTGGTTGTCTATTTCGGATTTCCTCAGAGGATGCCACGCCCTTTTTTGTGTCTACGGCAAGCGCCGCAACCATAGCCCTGCCCCAGGCGGCTGTCTCAGCGTTCTGGACCTCTGAGTCCCTAGTGAATCTGGTTGGCCCTGGTACGGGCTCCCACGCTGTTCCAATGCCAGGGTTAGTGTCCTCAGGTGATCGGTATGCGGCGGCTGTGTAGACCACCCAATCCTTACCACCAAAGTCAGATAAAAACTCTAGGCTGACTTGCCCCAGATTTCCGTCTGGGAACTTTTCACGAAACTCAACAATGCGTGAAGCTACATCTATGTAGTCCAGCGGTCCCTTGTAATCAGACATCAGCCAACCTCACTTCAATCTGGTCAGTTATGGTGAGCCAAATGTCTATGCCGCCAACCAGGATTGCCACTTGATCAGGCATAAAGTAATCGGACCTGACACCTTGGACCTCTCCCACAATGTAAGTGTTCTCATTATTCGGGCGCTTGATTGTCAAATCAACCAAGTCACCAATGGTTAGTTCTTGGGGGTTCATTAGTTCCCTTTCTTAGTCACTAAAAACGGCGTTCCAGACCCTCTGGATTGCCGACTAAACATGTGCTGGCCGTTGACCATTCCACGCTTTGCATTTCCCATAGTATCAATAACCTCACTCTTGAGTGCAAGCGCCACAGCCTTGGCTTTAGATTCTGCCTCTAGTGCGGCGGCCAGATCAACACCAACATCACCTAACTCAACCTGTGAATCCTGAATGTTTGGGTTCATTCGCCTCACGCTTTCATAGGTGCTGGTTGATCCATCCCAATCTGGTGCCGTGTTTTCATCAACACACTCCAGGAATTGCTCCACCATCATCATGTCTGCCGATTGCTGAAACACATCAGCCTTGACCTCAAACTCACGATAGTCAGACCCGCCGATAAGAACAGCCACATAAGCCTTTTTCAGACCAAGGGTGCTCATGTACCACTGAACCTGTGTGAGGTAATAATCAGGCACACCATCAGCCCAATCATCTGGGTATTTTGCGGTCTTGATTTCGACCACGCTGAGGGTGCCGTCAGTTTCCTGTGCCAAGCCATCAACATTTGCAATCTGGAATGAGTGCTCCAGGCTTTGCCATGTTCCAACATCACGCTGAATAGTTAGCTCTGGGTGTTCATCTGCGAACTTGTCCAGCACTACGCCCTCAAGTCTGCGGCCCCATTCCATTGGTGGGCTGTCTGGTACATGATCAGGAATGTGCCCTGAGAACTTTGCCCAAGCCGTATAGGGTGACTCCCACTTATTTAGCCCCGCTATGGTGCCAACTAGGGACCCGCCCACCTTGCCCTTTCGTAGTTCGTGCCACTCTGGTTGGGAGCTGTCAAAGGTCCCCAAGTGCTTTGCTGTTTGGATTTGCATGTTGTCCTTTCAATGTGTAATGATTTCACCATACACGAAAGGCAAGACATTGATCAAACTAAATGATGTGGGCATCTGGGACATGAACTGTTCCAAGTGTCACACTATGTTCACGGAGCAAACCACACAAATCCCTATGAGCATGTCAGAGGTGATGAAGCTTGGCTGGAAATACGGCTGGAGCATTAGCCGCTCAGAGCACCAGATGTGTCCAGGGTGCTGGAATGTTTGAGACCCGCCACTCTAGAGACCTTTGGAACCAACTGAATGAAGCCATTGAGGAATCTAGGGTGATTCCTGGATGCCGTGATAGCGATCCTGAGGCATGGTTTCCGCCTGAGACCCCAGGAATAGGGGCCGCTTACAATGTGGCCAGAAAACTCTGTGCCAAATGCCCTGTCCAGCGGCTATGCCTTGAGTATGCCATGGCTAACAATGAGGCCCACGGGCTTTGGGGCGGGCTGACACACAGAGAGCGTGTGAAGCTGAAAAGGAAACTATAATTTAGGCACAAAAAAAAGACCCCCAGCGATTGGCTAGGGGTCTTTTTTGTTGGGGTAAGAGACAACCCCACCACGCCATTACACGGTGATGGGGTATTAATTATTTAGGCTTTGGATTTAGCCACGATTGATGTTAGCACTGATAGCAAAGCGGCACCAGCTGAAACGCTAATCAGTCCAGCGTAGTCAATGCTAAATAGACCAACACTTCCAGCTCCAAGGGCCGCAATCGCCGCCTGTGCAAATGTCTTGATGGCTCTCTCGCCAGCGTAGCTCCAAAATTCTAAGGTAAAAATCTTCATGGTTCTAGGTCCTGTCTGTTATTTCTCTTGATGTCCTCAAAGGTTGCTGAGGCTGTGTAGGCGGTCACAATTATTGTCAGCAAAGCTATGCCGCCAGTGACCAGGTTATTACTCACGCCTGTGTCCCAGAAAAAGGTCAGAGCCCCAAACAGAATGATGGCAACTGCCAGCCTGTAAGCGCCGTAAATTAGCCGCCGTCTGAACTTCCAGTTATCGGTTTCGGTCTTGACCTCGCCGCCGAGAAAAAACATGCCATCAATGGCTGTCAATCCTAGCTTTTTTAGAGTGGCCTTTTGCAACATGAGCACACCTCTGGTTTCTTTTTCAGCTGTTTGTTGATGAATTTGGCTATGTCATACACCTTGCCATAAAACACACCCTTGAGGGATGTGCTCAGCGTAATGTGCAAATGTGCGCCACGGCTTGCCGATCCTGTGTTCCCGATTCGCCCAGCTGGGTCACCTTTTTTTAGCATGTGACCTGGGGCCAGTCTGACCATACAGGTTGAGCCGTCAGTGTGCTGTGATGACCCTTGACAATTTATGCCATGAGCGTTGCAAGACAGGTGACAATAACCAATGTAATGAATCCCAGTTGATGCCGCCTGAATCATCACCCAGCCAAGAACATCAGACCACTGGACAGATACGCACTCCCCGTCAGTGACGGCTGGAATGAGCGCATTAGCTCCAGGTGCATAGTCAGTCCCCCTGTGCGGGTTAGTGCGCCTGACGGTCACGCCAAAGCGGCTGGTGATCGTGCTCTCGGGGAATGGGTGCTGCCACCTAGACAAGGTTGATGGTCCTACCCACGGCAAATGAAGTGTTGAGCTTCATTAGCTGGAGGGCGTATTCGTGCCTGGTCATCCCCTCTGGGAGGTGTAGCTGGGCAACGGTCAGGATGTTTTCACGCTCAGCCATGATGTGGGTAGATTCTTTTTGCGGCGGCAAAAATTCATCAGCAGGCACAAAGTCCCAATCCCTGAACTCAGCATTAGGGGTGTTTTTCTTTTTAGTCATTAGCCTTTCCGTTTCTTTGGCTTGTATTTGTTCATAATGTTCCCGTCAGTTGATTGACAATTCCCAGCACTGCACCGACTAAAGCGGCCCAAGCTATCTTTTCAATCCAAGCGTTTTTGGCTTGCTGAATTTCTAGCTGAGCAACCCGCTCAGGAACCGTGTCCAAGTAGCCAAGCTTGGCTGTGAGTTGAATTAGTAGGCGTTCATTTTCCAGCTGCTTGCCATAGAGCATTTGGAGAGTGACCCTAGCGTGAGGCTCTGGGGATTCCATTACTCAGGGGTTTCATCTGGCTCTGGTGGGATTATTTCAACCCACGCCAGCTCAGACTCGTTCCAGTAGTAAGGCTTGCCATCGTCAGGCATTGGAGTCGGTGGTTTGTAATCAAAAGCTTCTTCATTCCAAGCCCAGCTATTATAAATCTGGATTGCTTCAAACTTCACGCCGTTGTACCTAGCCCCAATCCAAGCTGGGTTTGATTCATTTGTTTGAAGAGCTGTGTGGTCAAAAAGTTTTTGCGAAACCCCCAGTGTATCTTCAATAATGTTGATAACAACTTGGTTTTCCAAAATTGCAACTTTCATGTCAAGACCTTTCTATCAAAATAATAATGCCACTTTTGCCATCGCCGCCTCGTAGGCTATTGCCAGCTCCTGTGTAGCCTCCTGCGCCGCCACCGCCGCCGCCGACATTAGTTGAAGAAACTCCGTTACCACCGGTTTCGCCTATGCCGCCACCGCCGCCGCCAGCGTAGACACCGCCGCCTAGACCTACCCCCCCGTTAGTAGAAACGCCAGTTAGGGCTGGCTGAAGTAGGGTTGCAACTGTAAATGAACTAATAATGACACTAACGGAACTTGGCAATGAAACCCCAGAGCCAGTTCCGCCTGCCCCAGGCGTTCCAGCATTAGTTTGACCAGTAGAACCGTCTGAACCTTGAAAGCCTGAATTATTGTTGCTTGTAAGGGTAGCGTTTGCAGATACGCCACCACCACCACCAGAACCACCATCGCCGCCATCGCCGCCATTAAGGTTTGAACTGACCTTATTGCCACCGAGTCCACCATTAGCGGTGAGTGAACCTATCGAAGAAGCGCCGCCCTCACCACCGTTACCGTTGGAGAATCCATTTCCGCCAGCCCCAATGGTTGCTGTGTAAGTTCCCGCTGTAACAACGCCAGTTGAATAGTACCCCGAACCGCCGCCGCCGCCAGCGCCATCATCTACATTAAGCCCACCGCCGCCGCCGCCGCCGCCGATAACATAAGCATCGTAATCCATCTCTAAAATAACTGATTGGGTTGAAGTTAAGACTTGGTATGTAACGGAAGTGATTTCATTTCCAGAATTTATGAGTTCAAATCCTAATTCCACTAAGGTGGCGCTTTCGTTTTCAATAAAGACCTTGCTAGTTTCAGCAGGAAAAACTAAATAAGAACTGACATCATTGAAAGTCACAGACTCAATAAGTTCATCAGAGGAATCAACAAGAAGAACAGTAACTTCGCCTGTGGTGGTTTTTGCATTATAGGTTTTTCCCGTCTCAAAGGCAGAAAAGTCAATGTTTGTCACTGTGCTTGGATTAACAAGGAAAACAATTTCGCCGCCGCCGCCGCCACCCGATACAGGTGGGAAACTTGAAACGCCCATTAGTTTATCTCGCTTCCGAATAGGTGGAAAGCCAGAGCATCTGCCGTGGCTGAGTGAACCGTAAAAACATCAGTTGCCCCCATAGTGATGCCAAGGGTAAAGGTGTTCAAAGAGTTAGCTGGAACGCTGACATCATAAGCAATAGCGTTTCCAGTGGTCGCTGAGGCCGCCGCTTGGCGAACATAGACCCTAGCCACTGCCACCGTTGCAGTTACATTAGTAATAACCAAGGTGCTAATTACCGTTGAAGTGCCGCTCGGTACCGTGTACAGGTTTGCGTTGTTTGTGTCGGTTGGGTTTACTTGGCCCAATACCTTATAGGTGGTTGCCATTTTTTATGCTCCGATCATTAGGAAAGGGTGAAGTGCTTGCTGTGATGCAATGATGTAAGTGCGCCTGTCTGTGACATCACTAGACACAATGCTGGTGGCCTCAGAGGGGATTGTTACTAGCGCAATAAGAATTTGATAGATTCCAGTATCAGTCTGGGTTGGCGTTGGTGGCACTGGGTTGCTTACCACGGCTGTGCCTTGAATTATTTTCAGCACAATGGTGTTGGCCGCTGGGTCTAGCTCCACAACCACGCCATCAATTCTGGTGTCCGTGCCAGCGGTGTCTAGGGTCAGGGTTGCCTGGCTGGTGTTTATGTAATAGTGACCACGAACCATGGCCTCACCAGCCGCAATGCGAACCTGTAAACCAGAGTCATCACCAGTGACCAAGAGCGCTGTGGTGTCGGGTCCACCGTTGACACCCTCGCCAATGTGTCTGGCCCACTTGCTAAATTGACTCTCTGTGACATCAACATTTTCAAAGGGGTAACTTTGTTGGGCCATTTCTCTCTCTCTTTCGCTTTTATTTTATAGCTTATTTGTGATGCTGAACGGCTAGTTTCTCTCTAGGTTTGAAATTCTTTGCTGGAGCTCATTGGTTTTGGCCAGCACTCTTGCTTCATACTCAATGCCAACTGGTGTGCCCACGGTTGCCCCAAGGCGAACGCCATCAGCGTCAATGGAAATGCCAACCTCTGTGACCACGGCACTTGCCTCTAGGTCATTGATTACCACGGTAACCTTGTCACCTAAATACCAGTCCTGACCAAACCTCATGTTGAAATCATCTGACGGGGTGACTGACATCTGGACAATAGTTTTGCCGTCATCAACCAAAAGTTCCTCGCCCGATTGAGCCAGCTGTGCTGTAGTGTCTGATCCACGGCTGTCTGAGAACACTTCAATCCTGCGAGACCATTCCGTTTCTGCGGCTTGGGATGCTGTGGTTGTGACCTCAAGAAACTCTCTTAGTTCAGCCTGGCCAGCCCCGCCAATAATTGCCCTGGTTACCTTGGCTGAGGCGTAAGCATACATGGCCCTAGATAGCTTGTTGTTGTCCATGTCCATTCTGATGGTGGCCGTTTTGTCTGTAGGCAAGTAAACCTGAAACTCTAGGTTGGTTCCTAGTTGCTCTACGGCGTAGCCAACCGCACCAGTTTGAGCTAGGGCATAAGCCGTTGATTGTAGTGTCTGAAACCTAGCGTTGCCAGAAACGGTTCCCCCACGCTCAGCGTCAGCCTGAATTTGGAGCCCTGTTATTTTTCTAGCCGTGGGTGCGTCAGGTCCAATGTTCGCTGAGACATAAGCTTTAAGGACTGTTTCAGCCACACCTGAGCGCACATCATGTGCATCAGTTTGCTCTGTAACATCAGCACTTGATGGGGTTGGGTAAGCCAGGCGCTCTGAGAGGATAATGTCATCACTAGTTCCAGTGATGGTCCAGTCACCCTCCACAATTTCTGGGGTCTGAACTAGGGTTGCTGAGAATGTAGGGCCTGAAAAAATAACTGAATCATCTGGGCCAGTCACAATGATGCCATAACCTGGAAGCCTCAAGAGCTCCCCAAGTCTGCTACCCTGTGGCAAGCGCATTTCCCAAGTACCAACATTGTTGAACCTAAGGATAAACTTAGCGCCTACTAGATCGCCTGGTCTAAACTGACCAATGCGGGCCAGCGTAGGGTCCCTAACCTCAATGAGTAGTTCATCAACTTGCATTAGTGAATTACCTCATACCTTGGTGAGTAGGTCAGCAAGACATTGAAATCTAAATCGGTGTCTGTGCCCAGGATGGTCAGGCCAGTTGTGCCTGATGGCAAGCTGAAAAGCTTTGGTGCAACATCAAGGCGGGCATAGAGGTTTTCATCAGCTGCGTTTGTAACGGCACCAGTCTCAGTGTTTACGGTCAGCACCTCGCCAGAGAAAACATTGGCAAAGCCAAATGTCTCCACGCCGTTGCTGATAACCAAGTCACTTACAGGACCAGTGATTTGCCAGATTGGGAAAGCCTTGACATCTCCAGCGTTTACAACCGTCACAACTCCAAGCGTTGAGCTTGAGGAAACTTTCATTTTAGTGAGCAAGGGCAAGAGTCCCCTGCCAGTTGAGCCAGTGCCAATGCTGAATTGTTCCTCAATAGCGCTTAGCCAAAATGGGTTAGGTGCTCTCATGCTGACCACCCAGCGGCACCAGGTTAGTCCAGCCGTGGTGCTTCCCCAAACGGTCTCACCGCCACCTGTGTAATGTAGTGGCAGAAATAGGCTTGTACCATCTGAGTAGTCAGCTTTAATTTGGGTGGGCCCTTGGTTGTCTTGCAAGATTCTGCCCAAGCGCCTTAGGTTGGTTTGAACCTCACCACGATCAGCGCCAAAAATAGTGATTGGCAAATCAACATCCCTAGGCAATCTTTTGCTGTGCCTGTAGACACCGCCGTCACCAGCACTGGCTTCAATCCTTACGGAGGTTGGTGGGATACCAAAGCCAGTGAGCCCTGTGTTTAGAACATAGGTTGAGTAATCAAATGTGATTGAATCATCATTGGACCCCTCAAGGCTGTAGGTTACATTTACCACTGTGCCACCACCTTAGCTCTACGCATTGCCTTGAATAGTTCTTGTTCTGAGTCTATGGATTGGTTAGGTGCGGCGTAATAGTTTATGGTTTTTCCTCCACCTTGATCTAGCCCCATCATACTTTCAAACCTGTCAAGTGGCATGACCACCTCTGGGCCAGCCTCTCCAATCAGTGCGTTGGTTGGGCGGTCAACATAGCCACCCTCAGCCAGGGCAATCCTTGGAATTGCAAGCCTGGAAAGGTTTGGAAGATTTAGCCCTACTGTAAGAGCTGGACCAAACGGTGTGGCTGGAATGTCTATCTTTACTGTGTTCAAAAGATTTATCATGCCGTTGATGCCGTCAATAACAAAGTTGATAAAGTTCTCAAAAATGCTTATGTATCCGTTGACAATGCCCACAAAAAAACTTTTGATCCCGTTGAAAACATTTTCAAAGATTGTCTTGAAGCCGTTTACAACATTATCAAACCCCTCTTTGAAACCATCCCAAATGCCTGTGATGAACCCAATGAACCCATCCCATGTTTCACCTAAAAAGGCCGTTGTTTTTTCCCAGCTCTCACTTAGGTTTTCACCGATAGTGACAAAGAAATCACCAATGGCTTCCATGACTGCCATAAATACGGCGCTGAAATCTTCCCAAGCCTGACTGACAAATGCTGTCATTGCGGCCCAGATGTCTTGAAAAAATGTCGTTTGTGTGGCTAGGTAAACAATGCCAGCAATTAGAGCGGCAATAGCAATGGCAACTAGCGTCAGTGGATTCAAGCTCAGGATGGTGTTTAGTATCGCCTGGGCAACGCCAAACAAAGTGGTGACTGTGGTTGCAATCCTGGTGGCTATTGCTTGCAAGTTGAACGCTATGAGCATCAATCCTAGGACCCCCACAAAGGTGGCGATTGTTGGAATGTTGTCAGTAATGAATCCGAAAAAGTCGCTAAATGCTGGGACCAAAGTTTCCATGATGAAGTCACTAACCCCTTGGAAAGCTGGGACCAGAGTTTCCTCTAAAAAGGGGACAAATGTTGTGGTCAAAAAGTCAGTGAAGCCCACGGCGATAGGCAAAAGAACTGTGCCTAGTGTTAGCGCTAGGTTGTCAAAAGCAACCTTGTTTCTTTCAGCGCTACGGGTCGCATCAATTTCCTCAAATGCGGCGGCTGTTGATCCAGCGGCCTCACCCTGAGCGGCAAGCTCTTGGGCAAACTTGTCAGCGCCAGTGCCAGCCAATACCTGAACCGCTGAAACTGCCTCAACTGAGCCAAGTAGTTGTTGCATTTTTCCGTTGTTGCCGTCAGCGTAATCACTGACCGCACCCAAAGCAAAGCCAAGCCCCTCTGATTCAATGGCGGCCTGAGCGCTGTTGAACCCAAGCGCTTGGAAAATGCTGTCCATTTCCTCAGATGGTCGCTGTAGTCCAGTCAGTGCGGCCTTGAGCTGGTTGGTTGCCACTGAGGTATCAGTTCCACCCACGGTTAGCGTGGCTATTGCGGCGTTGATTTCCTCAAAGCCAACTCCAGCCGCCGCTGCTGCTGGAGCAACATTTGACATGGATGATGACAGCTCAGCAAATGTAGTTTTTCCACCCTTGACCGCTGTGAACATTGAGTCAGCAACTCTTTGGGCATCCTCGGCGCTCAGGCCAAAGGCGTTGACCACTGTAGATAGACCATCAACCGCTGTGTTTACATCTGTGGTTCCAGCAATGGACGCCTTAGAGGCAACCTGTAGAAAACTTAGAGCGTTATCTTTCGGCACACCAGCTGAAATGGCGTTGTAAAGTCCATTAGTTAGAGTGTCTTGGGCAATGCCAAACTCTTTAGAGACATCCCCAACCAAGCTGGCAAACTCACCAAGGCTGGCTTTTGCGGCATCTCCTGTGGCACCCGTCAGGGTTACCACCTCGGTCAAGGCTGTCTTTAGATCAGTGGCTTCACTGACTGCCCCCGATAGAAACCCGCCAATCTTTGCGGCGGCTAGAGCTCCAGCGGCAATCCCAATGGCTGGGCCGATAGCTTTTTTGATGTTTCCTGAAAAGCCTTTTCCCGTGGATGTAGCAAGCGCCGCTCCACCAGCACCGCCAGCGCTGCCCATTTCTTTGGCAATGGCTCCTTGAAATCCCTTTGCCACTGGGATAAGTGTCACATAGGCATAAGCTTGTTCTGCCATTCAAGGTCTCCATCTTTAGCTTTTTGTAGGATTGCTCTCGCATCCCTGCGGTTTATTTTGCCAATGTGTGTTTTGTCTTGCTTACCCCAGGGCCTTGGCCACGGTTTTGGTTTTCTCTTTGAGTTCACCTGGGCAAGTAGGTCATAAGTTGCGGCGTGGATAGTCCACTCATAAGTGATTGGGTGTTGCCATTTGTTCTTGGCTGTTTGTAGCCAGCTGGTGGGGTCTGCCATAAGTATGGAAACCAAGCTGATTACCTCTGGCCAGGGAACC